ATGTTTCCGACTTGATCCGTTCCATCTTTCTCCTTTCTCTTTCCGAGAAAAATGAGTGTGCTAGCAGAATACTCTGGTCCGCTACCTCCTCCCATTTTGTCTTCAGGGTACATAGTACCCATTGTGGCATATACATGGTTAGTAAAAATCATTGGTACATTTGCCTTGCCACACTTAAGTGTCAAGACTCGGAACGCTCCTTTGACAAGCTGTGCTTTGGTCATGTCACGCTTCTCGGCACCGGATGCCATGTCTGTCATCTCTTTGGTGGTGGAGAGTTGCCCCAAAGAGTCTAGCACAAGCATCATGGGTTTGCGTTCGTCTTCTGGGACATCAAGATATTTGTCCATAATACGACACGCTTCAGTCCTGAACTCCTCAATGGTAGCAACAGGGAAGATAATCATACGACGGGAATCAATGCCACGATCCTCAATCATATCTCTAGAAATAGCAGACTCAGATTCAAAATAAATGACTCCAGCTTCAGGATCAGTATTAAGGAAATGACGAACAACAGAGAGAGCATAGAAAGTCTTTCCGGTGCCTGACGGTCCCGCAAGTCCAGTGATTTTATTGGAAGGAATACCTCCGTAAATCGAACCGCTAACCACGGCATTAAAGAGATAAGACCCCGTATCAATAAAACCTGAAACATCACCAGCAGCAACACCTTCGCTGACAAAACCAGCATATTCATTTTTGCTGTCCTTAATTACTTGTGAAAGAAAATCCATATTTAATAAAAAGCGTTTAGTGATCTAGTAGGTTTTGTCTGCCATCCAATAGCGTCAAGAACTTTTGTAAGAGGCAGCATGAATGATTTTTCAAACTGTGTCTTGTAGTCTACATACTTTTCAAGATCCAATTCTTTAGGAATCTCCTGGAAGAATCCAATGACATTCTCCTTGATTGGATTAGGAGTTTTAAGATAGATAAACTTAATCTTCTCACCCTCTTGAATAAGTTGATACTTGTGATCCAATTTGTTCTGTTTGATGTAGTGGTTGTATAACAAAGACGCCCTGACTTGAATAGGGACAGACTGATCTGTCGTATATATTGTACGACGATCACCGTACTTTGTCAATCCATTACAACCTCTAGGGAAAGCAATGTTGGTATAGTCTTGTTCCCTGGTTTCCTTTTTTACTTTCTTAATGAAAGAGAAGATGGCATCATTATCCTTGGTCAGGATAATATCAAAAGCATCTTTAAGTTTGCCACGGAAGAACTGAGGAGTAGATGAACGCTGTGTGTCCATGCCACAGATCTTCATCTTTGGTTTCTCGTAGCGAACTCCCTCGCTATCCCATACGTTAAGAACATAACGCTTCTTCGCTTTCCAGAATCCACGTTCAGCAATGTTCTCACGCTTCATCTTCATCTTCTGATCATACGCCGATACATACTCCGCCAGGTTCTTGTAACTTCTCTCGATGAATGGTTCCAGTTTCTCCGTAGCGACTTTATCGAGGAGGTTAACAATCTTGATCTTATCGTCAGCAAGATTACTAAAAAATTTATTAACAAGAGGTCCGAGATTAAGATAGATTGAATCGGTATCGATAGCGATGACATAATCCTTGTCTTCAGATTCCAAAATGTTATTTAGATATCGGTTAACATCGTTTGCTGCCCACCGAACTGATAGTTGTCCAGCGAGAGTGATAGCTTCAGCAATATCCAAACGATAGTATCGGAAATGTTCATTACCGATAGCACCATAAGCAGAGTTAAGTTGAATCTTACGTGCCATCTGGATGTTATTACACCTAGCGATCTCTTTCTTCAAGGCAACAGTAGGAGTTTTCTCATACTGAATCTTTGCCTCAATCATCTTCTTCTTGTAAACCACACGTTCAGTGTAGATCTTTTCCATCAACTCAGGTAAGAATCCACGACGGGTCTTGTCGTAGAACGTGCCGTTAGCACACACTGTCTGCCCCTGTAGGTCCTCTAGATCGATCTCCCTAGCAAGCAGGCGCTCTACGTTGGCAGAGGGGTGCTTGTGAGACATGAGGGTCTCTGGTGAGATGTTGTACTGCATGATCAGGTGGGGATACAGACTGTTCAAGTCAAAGTTCACCACCCAATCATATAGACCAGGGACAGGATCTTTTACATAAGCACCATCATACTTCTCACTCTTAGAAGCACTTGCTTTTTTAGGAGGAATAACAATACCTTTCTTGTGTAGATACACGTAGATAATATTGTCCCACATTCGAACCTGAGAGTAAACATCTTCAAAGTTTACCTTGGCATCGTATGCCATGTTGACAGCAAGTTCTAGCAACTTCATTTTGTCATCCAACTGGTCAACCAATCGAACGTCGTGAATGTTGTACTCGATAAACTTCTGCCAGTCGTTTGTGTAGAACTCTTTGAAAGTATCATACTCACTGTGATCCAGTTTGTTGGCACCTAGTTCTACCTCACAGATATAATCCAGACGATAAGATGCCTGGTTAGTGTAAGTAAATTTACGATACAGTTCTAGATAATCGAGGGTAGCAATGCCAGAGATGTCATAAGCAACTTCCTTTCTACCTTTGATGTAGATCTCACGTCGGAGGATAGCTTTCCATGGGGAGAGCAACCGTGCTTCTTTCTCACCAATGATACGTTCGATTCTGTGAACGATATATGGCATATCGAATAGTTGAACGTTCCATCCTGTAATGATATCCGGGTAGTCAGATGACCACCAGTGAATGAATGCTTTCAGCAATCCAATCTCGGTATCAAAGTGCATATAAGTTACTCGGGGATCATCATTGTCGAATGGTCTAGCACCAAATACAGTAATGTTCCCAGAGCAACTATCTTTCACACTGATAGCAAGAATTGCCTGATCCGCTGAGGCGATGTCAGGGAATCCATTCTCAGCAGCAGTCTCAATATCGATGTTAAACACACGGATATCTTTCATATCATAATCAATATACTCTTGAGGATATTGCTCCAGAATATACTGATTGATATATCTAGTCTGCCCATACACAGGAAATTCTTCTAACTCTTTGTACTTCTCTACGAAGTCTTTAGCATCACGAATACTTCCCATGGGGATAGCCCTGACAGGTTTGCCTTCTAAGGTCTTGGCATCCCATTGCCCACCATCACCATCCACATAAAGTGTAGGATTAAACTTCACCTTGTCCGTAAACCTTTTTCCGTGCTCTACACCCCGGACGAGGATGCTGTTGCCGGATTGTTGGACGCTGGTGTAAAACTTCATTCCGTTTCTTTCTGTCGTTGTGAGTGATAAAGGGCAGCAATAGAGTCATCTGCATCAGCAGTGACTGTAATATCAGACTGTCTGATATAGATCTCATCTCGTTTAGAGGAGAATGGGGGGAACGGTCTCAGTTGAGTGCCTCCCCCATCGTCACAGGCAAAGATCTGATACGGGTATTTTAGCACACCATCGGGGTCTCCCCACTCCTGATCTGGAATATTTTCAACTTCCGAAACAACCCAGCATCCATCGAGTCTAAAAACCTGTAGCATATCAACCTCCCATACCAGCGCCGATGACGCTGACATCAGATGCCCACTGCCTTGGTTTTGGTTTAGCATCTTCAATCAATTTTTCCGCCTCTTCTACTTTCCTTTCGTAAGCTTTCATAATATCTTTCTGTGGTTTACCAACTGTCAAGATAGCATTGAAAGGAATCTTAAATTTAAAGTCAGATGACATAGGCATCCACCTAGCAAATTTAACTTGACTTCCTTTCTCCTCATCCTGAGATACAATCGTCAGTTCGTAAGGATGAATAAGTTCTAGACACAATCTATCCTTGGATCCATCATCCTTTTCTTTCCAATACTCCTGTAACTGAGAAATCAAAGTTTCCCCTGTTGTCAACATGATAGTGGAAGCTTCCATCACTCAATCCCCGCTGAAGCAATCTCTTCTGGAGCAGTCTCTTCTGGAGTTCCATCCGGAACTGTAACAACAGCAGGAGGTGCTTCAGGATCTCCTGGATCCAGTTCAGTCATCTTCTCGACATAGACCGGATCAAATGGTTTCAGAACTTCAAGGTACTTATCATAGATAAACTTCTTGGGGTTAGTGATAGACCTAACACAAGAGAAAGGAATTCGAATTTCAGTATCCTGTGTGTACACATTGTAAGGACCAAAACTTACACTCATGCTACCATCTTCCGCTGCCTTGTGTTGTAGAACAAACGGAGTAGTAATGAGAAAGCACAGTTGCTCTCCCTTTTCATTACGGAGTTCACTGATACGGGTGATGATATTAGACCCATCATCAAAGGTCACAACTTTTACAGCGTCCATATTAATCTCAAATAACTTTACTAGTTTAGCACAAATTAAAAAAGGGGGCAAGGCCCCCTATAATTTATTCGTTTAAAAATTCAGGGTTTGAACTTCGACCAATACTGTAGTCTTTCCTCCTGTGATGCTCTGGAATATTTTTCTTCAGTGTGATCACCAGTAGACCATCATCAAATGTAGGTGTACCTTCTACGAGAAGTTCTTCTGCTAAAATGATTTCGTGAGAGAATGCTCTCTTTGCAATTCCTTTGTGGATATACTTGACTTTAGGATCTCCGTCCTTAAGTTCTGAGGCAATGTAGAGAATGCCTGATTCAGAATATACTTTGACCTCATCTCTCGTAAAACCTGCCAGAGCGACTTGAACTTCATATGTTGACGAATCTTTCTGGATAAAATTATACGGCGGATAGTTGATTGGTTTTGTGCTCAATGTTTCCAAAGACTTAAAAACATCGTCGAATCCAATCTGGAAGGGAGCATAAGCATCCCATACGTATTTATTCATAACGTTCTCCTTATTTAAGCGAGTGTTTATTGTACGGTCCCCGAAGGCAACCAATAATATTTAATCACTTTTGCTTATAAAGATCAATCGTATATACCGAATATGTTTATACGGACATCAGTATAATATTACCCTGATCTCGTACCCAATCTAGGTGTGCTTTACCCCATGGTACGGTTATCCACTCAGTAGTCTTGTCTGGTTTTAGGATGTATAGAGTTACGGTTCTCAAGATAGTTGTTTCTTTCTACCGATATTATACTTGCTCTCTAGCGTCCAGTCATCTTTTTCTTTGAATGCTAACACTTTAATCTGGATTAAAGATGCCATGTCTTCAATCTTTTCTGGTTCAATAACAGAAATTAAACCCCACTGACATAGCAGTTGAATAATTCTATTACGACGTTGAAGATCATTTACAGAGAAGTTTGTAGGCTTTCCATCTAAAGCAAACAACTCCTTAAAGTGTACAATATAATAACGACCCTGCTTATGGAGAATGTGGCACGACTGGTAGAGTTTCTTCTCGTACTTAGATGCTACTCCAATACGGGTAAGTGTCTCCCGTACTTTCAAGAAGTCATCTGGTTGGTTCAGTGAGATCTCAACCATGTCACTTTGCTGCCACTGGATCTCCATATCAGTTGTCATAACATTCCGCCTTTGTTCAAAGATTTTCGTATAGAATCTAATTGTTCTCTCGTTAGTATTTCCAAAGCTTTCATGGATTTATCATGGCTGTAACCATAATATTCTTTAACTAGATCAATATCATCTAGATTGTGCTTCTTCACCCACGGCGTAAAACGCTTACGTGGTCTCAAGGTATTTATAAGAAAGTCATATTGTAACTTCTTATCCAGATGAGCATTCCTGTTCATCTCATTTGCATACAAAATGGCATCCTTGTGTCCAGCAAGGCATTTGTTGATAATAAAAGGAGGATAACTCTTCTCAAGGGAAGGGTCATCCTCAATAAGGTTATTCTTTGTTTGGTTGATGGACTTCATCCAATCATTAAGGTCAACTTTCATTAGGTCCTTTCAGTTCTTCGTAATTAACATACAGGTTATCTAGTTGTGGGATCTCTCTAAGATCCATGATAAGACTGTTGATGTGTTCGACTACCCATTTCTCTTCACCTTGAGTAGCATAGGCAAGAGCAGTACATAGATACCCATCTGCTTGGTTCAAGGCATTCAATACTGTTTTCGAGATAGTCACCCTACCTTCTCAAGTCTGATGCCTTGACCATCTTCGGTTTCTGTAATTTCAATCTCATCCCCTTCTTGCCAGCCGAGTGCTTCAAGAACCTCCGGTGGGATTGTAATGTACCCATCGTCATCAATTTCATATTTAGTTAGTTTAATCATTTGAATACGGCAGTGACGCCCATAACTTTAGCATTTGGATTTCGTGCCAGAGCAACAGTCCTGGCATCTTGGTAGTTCGTTGCTTCAACAATCTCATCGAAGAGTTTGCCACCAACGTACAGTTTGACTTTACATTTCATAATTAAAAAGGACGAGTTCCTTACGTGACGCTTGATCTGTATTATAACTCCCCACGCTCCTCATGGTGTAAGTGTGTGCAAATTCAGCAGCTGTCCACTGCTCGAAGCGATCCCGAATCAGTTGTGACGAGTTGTAAGATACAAGTTGAGGACCGACAAAACGATCACAATCAGCAGCAAAGGTATCATGGTCGAAGGATTTGTGCATCGACCCTCGCTTACCGTAAAGGTTACTTCCGATCTCGTAGGGGGGATCAAGGTAGGTAAAGC